AAACCTCAAACACTATCCACTCTTTGTCTTTGGTGTCTGTTCCCTTTACCGTCCTGCCGTCTTCGAGCAGGTAGAGTTTTTCTCTCTTATGGGCGATTCTGTAATATTCCGAAACTCGGATTGATTCTTTGGTAATCCAGTGGTTTTTATCGTCGCCAAGGCCAGATTCGATAATGTCGGCCAGCGCCTTGCTTTTTGGGTAATCTATTTTGTACTCTTCAATGGGCACAGTATCGTCGATGAATGCCCATTTCATGTCGCTGCGGTCTTGTCTTTTGGCCGATGGATCGATATAAACAGCGAGAGGGTTGACTATTCGCTCAATAAAAATATCCTGTTCTACCGACAACTCATCGCTATAGTCGTTGATTATTCGCCAATATCCCCAGCCGCCACGGACGGCATTGTTTGCCGAGTTGTCATAGGCAGTGTCGGCTATGGAAACGTTTTCAATGTTCCTAATCAGTCCCTCAAAAATCTTTGTAGTTCCCGGGTCTTTGTCGCTATCAACCGGTTTAACCTTGATCGATACTTTGTTCTGCCGGATCTGGTTGGTTATGAGTTTAGCTGTCCCGTTGACTTTGTTGACGGTTATGCACGGCCTATCGACACCTTTAGCGGTCCTGGCTGCGTGCGCGTCCGGATCCCACTGATAATTGTTCTCTTCGTCGCCGATAGAAAATCTGTAGTCCTCCAGGTAGGTGGAACGGTTCTCCCGTTCTGCATCAATTGCCAGTTTCTTCCGATCCCGTATTTCCTTTAATAGTGCGTCGTCTTTGGCCATAAACGTAAAAAACCCGCTGCCACTTGTTACAGTGGAGCGGGTTCGATTATTTCGATGCCCTATGATAAGGCTGAATTTATTTGGTGAATCCGGTTTTTCCGGTATTCCGAATAGTGCTATGTATGGTTTAACATACTATTTACATTTTTGTCAAATGTTTTTTGATTACTGAGTGTCAACTCTTAATAACCTGCCGTCCCATCAGACGAACCGCTGAGCTTGGTGTTATGCAGCGATAGCAATTGTCGAAATCGGCGCAATTGCCATCGCAACATGGTTTTGCCGTAGACCTCCGAAATCCGACAGGATATAGTTTATCCTGTACTCAGGAATCGGAGACGCAACATCGAAAGCTCAGTAGTTGTCATCTTCTAACGGCAGAAATTTGATGGTGTCCCCAACCTGAAAATCCCTATCGTTTTTTCGTACCTCGAATGTTTTTCGGCCTTCGAGAATATGAATCAAAAAGTACTGTTTTATCTTTAGTTCATGTTGCATAACCATAAGCTCCACGCGGACACCGGGGATCAGCGTTTTTGGTTTATCTGCAACTCACTCGGCCCGATTCCGGGTCAATTTAGCGTTGACGCTATTGCGCATCATAAAATTTCGTGGCCCCCGGCGGTGTTACGCGAAGGCGCTTCCGCACGATGTCGCACATCTCACCCCACGTCTTGCGCTCACCATTGAGCCGCAACTCCAGCGACAAGAGCGTGATCGCCTGCAAAGCGTCATTCGCTCCCTTGTCGTACTGACTGGAGTTCGCCCACGTTTGGTCTGTCGACACTTTGGTCGAGTGACTAGTCTGCGCCAACAAAAGGGTGCACGCGACAAGGAAAGCCGCGCCGATTGTAATGCTAAGTCTTCTCATGTAGTCATACCTCCTTCTGGGGGTCCGGCTTTTCTTGCGCGTGACCCTCGGCGTTATGATTAGAAACACACTGCTCAACCCCCCTTAACATACACCAATTGGGCGGGCAGGTGGCTTGTGATCAATCCCCTCTCGGACGTGGACAACGTGACCATCTTTGATCTTGATTACCAGTTCGCCGTGCTTCCTGTCCAGCAGCATTTTGCGGAGTAGGTCGCAGATGTATTTCTCTGTTTCGGTTATGGTCATTTATTAAGACGACGCGGAAACTTTTGAATCGTTCTGCAATTCCTCGTGCTGCCTAATAATCCTCAACGCAGTTTGATGCCTGGTTTCACCTGGTATTTTGTTGACAACGTGCAGTAGCAGTTCTTCATATTTAGAAGAAACATTCTCTTCTTTTGTTGGTTCAGATTCTGAGTTAATAATACCAATTATTGCTCTTTTTATCATTCCTGGTGTTCTCCCAACCCTTCTGTTTCTCTCCCATATTTCGAGCAAGGTTGCTAAGTCATCCAGGTGTGTATTTTCTGTTTCTTCTAATGTTAGTGGCGTTTTGTTAATAGATAAATAAGGAATTCCGTCTTTGCTCATAATTCCACCATATCTTTAATTTTAAGAAACCTGAAAGCCAGCTCAAAATACATATCAACCACTTTCGGCACCTTGGCCTTACCGGTGCACCATCGGTTCACTGCATTCCGGTGCACTCCGGTCTTTTTGGCAAAATCAGCTTGCGACCAACCTAGTTTTCTCAGGTTGTTGGTTAACTGTTCTTTGGTCATTTGCTCCCCAAAATCACACTTATGTTTTCTCCACTCGGTTTTACCCAACAATATTAGCACACATTTGATTACTATGCAATATTAAATCTCCCGGTGTCCACCCCTTGCGCTGCTGCCGGGCATGGCCATGATACCATCATCTTTATCGTCTCCGATAAACAAACTCATCATTGCGCTGTCGGAGATATTTGGGCTTGGTAGGTTAAACGGTGCGCTCATCATAGTTTTTTTATCCATGATCTGAAACAGCCCGTTGGGATTGTTTTTCTTTGGAATCCTGCACACTTCTGATTTAAATTTGTTTAGGTGCTTTACCTCGGATGATATGGATATCATGAGTTCCGGATCGACGTATTCTTGCCTCTCGACAGCCCTCCAGGTGTTGTAAAATCTGTCCCTAAGCGCCCCGTAAAACTGCGCTCTACGGTTTTTGAATACCTGTTCGTTGGTCCGGTGCTTGTTTTGGTCGCCTCGATCTCCACCCCCGTATATCTCGTGCGGCAGGTGTACACCCTCGCTACCCTTAAACATCGACCAATCAATGCGTTTCCCGGCCAGGTGAGACGATACCTTGTTTTTTAGAGCAACACCTAATCCGTCGCAATCCCACACAAAAAGATCAACCTGATCCGATATAGCCTCACCAAGTGCCCACTCTACACCATCGTTGCAATCACCCTGCTCGTACTGCTCGGCTCTGGTAATCACCGATCCGTGCCGCTCGACAAACCCCTTTGGGTCGCCCTGGTCGCTAGGGTCAAACACTGCTATTTTTCGGCCAATTGCCCGGAATCCCAGCCTTTTGTGCGCATCTATTGCGGCCTCAAACCACTCCGGGAGGATGATTGAGCCCTCCACCTGATCGTTATATTCTCCCTCCCAAATGTGCTCATATTCGTTGCGCGGCTTGTTGTGATAATCAAACAGTCGCTCTTGATTTAGCACGGCGGGAAACCATGGATTATCTCTCCAGTTAATTTTTACTACTAGGTGTAGATCATCCTCATAGTATCCGTCCCGATCTAGTGACGCCCTGAACGGCTCAATAAACCTCTGGGAGAGCGGATCTGCGCTGCTCATCAGGTTTGCGCTGATCCATATCTCCGAATTGTCCTCCCGAACTGTGGGCGTGAGGATATCCAGCGATGATTTTGAGAGCGATTGACCCTCCTCTACCCAAAATTTTCTAAATCCAAACATTGATTTAACTGCGTCTGGATTGCGAGACAGGCCACGAAAACGGAAACATCCTCCGGCTGAGTGATCGATTTTGTTTTGGATTGAGGAATAGCCGGGGATTTGTAGGTCTGCGATCTGGGAGAGCAGCAGGGAGTACACGCTCTCCTCGATTGAGTTTTGGTACTCTCGGAAACAACCAATTTTTAGGTGTTGGTTTGCGGCCTGCTCTGCCAGGATTGATGCAAACGAGACTGATTTTGCCGCTCCCCGGCCTCCGAATGCGACTTTAAATCTCTTTTGCTTGGTAACAAAAGGCTCAAGCTTTTTCGGTATTTTTATGCGCATTTTGAGGTTTTACGCAATTTTTGGCTTACTTTTTGATGTTTTGCAAGTGTGGAGCCGTGGGCTGTGTTCACTTTACCTCAGTTTCGGGATCTGCGTTTACAAACTCGTAGGTGACTTTTGACTCTGATTTTATCGGCCCACCACCTGGCGCAGAGTGCTCGTTGGCAATGTTATCGCGCAGGCCCAGATCCCTGGCAATAATGTTGGAGTTTAGCAGTTCTGCGGCCGCTCCCTCGAATTTTTGGTTGCGAATTATGTGCTCTACTCGCGTAACAATTGCGGAAAAATCTTCATGTCCCCTGAACGATGCCCATGTGCTGTGATCAATATCAATAAATATACACAGTCCGCTAATTGTCATGGCGCGCATTTTCGGGGCGTTGTGTACTGTCACAACTCCCTGAAATGCAAACTGTTTCTCCTCCCATAACGGATTGTCTGTCACCCATTGAAAATAATCTTCACACGCCTCCCACAGCATTTCCGGGCTGGAAAATTTAGGTAGCCTGCCGTGCCTGCTGCGAGCCTGCCAAAATTTATTGCCCTTCGGAGCTGGCATTACTTACCTCCCAGCACTTTGGCAATCTTGTCCAGAGCTTTTGCCTCGCTCTGTTTTTCCGCAAGCATTTTTTTAGCCTGTGCCGCCGCCGCCTTTAGCCTGGCTGCATTTGCTTTTAT